CAGGCAATGTCTCCGGCGGTAACCTTAGAACTACAGGACAAGTTTCAGCCACAGGCAACGTTACCGGAGCTTATATCATTGGTGACGGTAGTCAATTGACCAATATCACTGTGTCTGGTGGATCAGCTATTGTCAACGGAACCAGTAATGTAAGAGCAATTGCCAACAGTAATATTACTATTGGAATTGGCGGATCAAACGTTGCTGTATGGGCCAACACTGGCGGTTTTGTAACTGGTTTAATCAGCGTCACAGGCAATGTCTCCGGCGGTAACCTTAGAACTACAGGACAAGTTTCAGCCACAGGCAACATAACTGGTGGTAACATTCTAGCAGGATCGGGAGTTGGAGTTGGCGGCGATGTTGGAGTTGGCGGCATTATATTTGCAAATGGCAACATCAACACCAACACCTCATTCAACGCTGTTGGTAATATTGTTGGTTCTTATTTTCTTGGCAACGGAGCATTTTTATCAGGCCTGTCTAGTACTTCAAGAATCACAGCAGGTACCACAGAATTGGGTGTTTCTACCCCGAGTGGTAATATTCAGGCAACCATTGGAGGCACAGCAAACATAGCTGTGATTTCCACGCAAGGCATAGATGTCACTGGAAACATAACAGCCTCTGCTAACGTAGAAGGTGTTGGTGTCAGTGTTACAGGCAACGTAACTGGCGGCAATCTACGCAGCAACGGTTTGATTAGTGCTGCTGGTAATATCACTGGAGGCAACATTGCAGGAACTGGCAACGTATCATTGGTCGGCAACGTGATTGCTGGAAACTTGACCACTGGTGCACAAATGGTTGCACTTGGCAACGTCACTGGTGGTAATATTGTTACCAACGGTCAGGTGCGTTCTTTCAACGGTACTGCCGTGCCAGCAGGGGGCACAGCCGGAGCAGGATATGTATTTTCAACTGTTGCAAACTTTGGTGTATTTTTTGGATCAGGTGCACCAACATTGGTTGCAGCCAAAGGATCATTGTATCTGCGTAGTGATGGTACCACTACCAACGATCGTATGTACGTAAACACCAATGGTTCTACTACCTGGACGGCTGTGATTACTGCAAGTTAATCAATTCCCAAAATTCAGGGAAAGTACTGGCTAGATCTTGTTGTCGTAACAGATCTAGCTTTTTTGTTGATTCAAGAAATTTGTCCCACTGCTGCGGTTGATTTTCCAAAGGCATGTCCATGAAATCCATGATGCTGGTGATTTGCCAGTTGGGATTTTGTGATTCAAGTTGACTACGTATTGTTTGCTTGACTGTGTCTGGCAGTGCCCGAACATTGAGATAATGTGGATGATGCACCATGTTAAAAAACACAGGAATTTCTCGATCACAGAAATATTGTTGTATTTGCATCACGTACAAAATGTTCAAAGCACACACTGTAATACAGATGTGCATTTTGATGTTGGGATTGGTCCTAGACAACTGTTGATAACGCAAAACATTTTTTTCAACTGTGCTCCATGTTTCACCATATCGAATATAATCAAAGTGTGGTCCAATACCATCTATGCTGACGTCAATGTTTACTGATTTAAACTTTTTGATGATATCAATGTACTCAGGATTCCAAATGGTACCATTGGTATTGATATGCAACCCTTGATCTTGGCAGCGCCCGCTGTCAACGCTCTGTTGCAAAATATGAAATACTTTGTCCAGCAACATGGGTTCAGCACCGTATATGTCATAATACTCTACATCAGTAAACCATGTTGCTAGATCTGCCCATAGCTGTGTGTTTTCGTCGCTGTAACTGCTGCGAATTCTACCCCAGGAAGCCAGATATTTCTTATAGTCTGGCTCCCATTTCTGAGCTTCAATTTCCCAGTAGTCTCGATACCATTTGCTAGAAACTTCGGGCCAACAAGTGCGACACGCTAGATTGCAGGTGTTACCAGGTTTGAGGTCTACTAGCTGTGGCTTGTGACCTGTGATCACTAGATCTTTGAATTGTTCATTGGCCACTTGTCTGCGGCTGCTTCTTCCTGCTGCTTCTTCATTCCAGCAAGCACTGCAATTGGGATGTTGAACGCCGGCTTCGAGATCTGCTTGTATTTGTTTTCTAGTAGGACTGTTCCAGGCCTGTTCGATAGTGCCTGTGTCTAGATATATGTTCTGGCCTTCTTGATTTTGCAAGTAGTTCTGACTGTGACAGCACAGCAAACATCGTCCTGAATTGTGCAGGGCTAGACCTGTGTCAGCCCAGGCACAATACAAATTTTTATCTTTTTCCATTGTGTACGCATCCTATGATTAAATATGTATGCTATGACAGAACTATCCACTATATTCACCCCTATTCGTTATCTTGTGAGCAAGCTACATCTCAAAATGCCTTTTAGCTATGAGGACATCATTGCAGAACTAGAAAACGAAGAATGGAAACCGCACGGTGATGTGGCTCCTGTTGGGCACAATCCTTGGCCAGGTATGCGTTACAAGGTGTTGAGTCCAAAATTTGAAAACAAAAAACTAACTGCTATCAGCCGATACTTTGGTAGTGCAGAGTTCAAACGTCAAAGCATCAACTGGATGTACGACAACTATAACGGAACTGACGTTGCTTGGGGTATGGATCGAGACACCATGTTTCGACAAAGCCAAACACACATTGAGTTTACTCGTGACATGCCAGGCTTTGTGAACGGGTTACACACAGACTATCGCAAACTGATTGCCACTGGCATGGTATACTTTAGTAATCAGGACACCGAAGATCTCAGCAGTTACTTTTATCGCACAGAACAGAGAGACGACCCTGTGCGTATGACCACTAACTTTGGCGACGGCTGGTGGCATCAGAATGGCAACTATACCTGGCACGAGGGATGGAACCGCACAGATGCGGTGAGATACAGCGGCCTTTTGGGACTGACTATCTACACTGCTGATGCACCTGTGTGGCCTTTACTCTAACTCCGGAAATACTGTTCGCCAATTGGTATTGCGCCGTTGATCCAGTATGTCAAGTTGATGTTTTACAGTTTTAACATTTGCGGCCAATGAGAATTTGCCCAATGCATTTTGTTTGCGATGTTCAATTGGATCACCAAATCTTGATTGTTTAAAATGCTGCGCTAACCATTGATCAAGATTGGTTAAGTTATGTTTGTTCAATATGCCCACTGTGGTATTAACTGCAAACATGCAATTATGTGGAGCAAAATCAATGTACCATTGTAGATTGGCAACAACATCATCCCAGCAGGCAGGATATCTCTGGTATTCAAATCTGTTGCCTACATCATCGATACTAAAATCCAATTGTACTAACTTGAATTTAGCCCATAATTGTTGTAACTCTTGATTAGGCAAAATAGTTCCGTTGGTATTGTAATTTACGTAAACCTGTGACTTGTTTGGAATAGCATGTAAAAATTGCACATGTTCTTTACTCAACAACGGTTCTCCTCCGTTGAAATGAACCGCTTTCAATGCTGTTAAATCCAGTTGTTTCCATGATGGATTGATCACCGATGGTTTCTGAATACCTAATTCTTTTTGCCACATGCTGCTGTTCTGAGGTCCGCAGATTACACAAGCAAGATTGCATGTATTGCCGGTCCAGTAATCTACTCTAACTAATTCAACTGAGTTGTTGGCCAGTCCATGATCGGCGTACCATTGATTACTGCCCATACGCCTACTGATGTATCCTTCTTGTTCGTTAGTCTTGCAATTAAAACAACCTGGTGGCAAGACTCCTTGAGAAAAACTTTCTCTAAAAGAATTCAGATAACTGTTGTCAAAATCTAAATTTTCTACCAGCACAGGCGGAGAAATACAGCATGGAGATATTGCAGGCTTACCATTTTGTATTGATATATTCAAATTCTTAAAAGCATCAATACAGGTAATCATGACTGCTTGATCTTGCCCAGCATCTGTTTCAGCTTGTTACTTTGCACATCTGCTGAGATTTTTTGTACGTCATCGGAGTAACGTCCTTTAGTACTGGCGGCTGGTTCCCAGGCAGGGGTTCCTGTTGCTCTTTCCCATTTGTCAGAATTACCCTCGATAGCATCAGCAGCCTTGACTTGACTTTTGGCCTTGATTGATTCCATGATAGAACTTTGCGGTTTGTTGTATCCGCCTTCGTCCCCGCCAGCATCTGTAATACGCATAGTGTTAATATCGTATTCAAGATCAATTTTTTGTCCTACACCTGTTGAACTACGACTCTTCATACATTGAATCTGATATTTGCCTCGCTCTTTCATAGCCCGGCTTGTAAAAATACCAAATACATTGTCCGCCGTATTGATCTTACTAATACCACCACTAATATGACTGTGATCAAATTCAATCTCCTCCACAGCTGATCGATTCAACTGCGATGCTGTCACCAGTAATATACCCAGTTCCTTGGCCAAGTTGCGCAGTTCCTCACTCACATACTTGTCTTTCACAAACAAGTCATTAGGCGAAACTTTGGCACTCACGGGCATCAACAAGTCTAGGTAATCCACCATCATAAAGTCAACTTTGTGTCCAGTTTTGATCTGATACTCTTTCAAAAACGCACGAATGTCATTGATGTTACTCTGTGCTGGCAGTGCTTTGACTTGATAGCTGCCTGCTTTCTTGCCTACCAGTTTGACTTTAAGGGCCGCTGTTGATTTGTCTCGACGAATATCTTTAGTTGACATATCTGTTAACATAGCTGCTGTGCGCAGGCCAGTGAGTTCCTCGCTGAGTTCCAGAGAAACATAAACGCCATGCAAGCCCTGTTGCACCCAGTTCAAGGCAATGTTCATCATGACCAAACTCTTACCTGAGCCTGAACCCCCTGCAAAGATGTTGAGTTCGCCGCGACTAAACCCACCGTACAGCAGTCTATCCACTTGTGGCCAACCTGTTGATACCTGACCGCCTGCATCAAAGTACTTGGTAAACATGCCCTCAGGATCGGCCCAAAAGTCTGTGCCAAGATCCTTGGTTAAAGAAATTTGTACTGCATCTTTAATCAATTTTTCTACAGGCTCAAACTCACCTTTTTCTAATAGGTCTGCACTCTTAAGAATTGCACGTTCAAGTTCCTGGCGCTTGGTAAACGCTTCAAACTCAGTCATAAACCAATCATAGTGTCCTTCATTCAAGTCAGGTACTGATTGTAACTTGATTCCTGTAGCCGCAATGATCTGTGCACGATCAGGCAACGTGCTGTACTTGGCGCTGTGTTCTTTAATAAACTCTGCTGCTTGGCGTATACTTTTATCAAAGTTGTCTGGGTTATAAATGTTCTGTACACGCACATAGCTCTGTGCATCTTCCAACATCATTTCCAGGAACAGACGCTGTACGTCAACTCCGTAATTTTTTAACAAGTTGTTTCTTCCTTAATTCTATTTTGATTCTGCTGGTTTCTCTGGCTTGAAGTATAGTTAGCAAAGTGCCAAGTCGTCCATACTTCTTTACCGCATCATTTACGTCTTTGCAATCTTCCCAGTTGGGTATGCTCACCGCCCAACCTAGTTCTACAGCACGATCAATCAAGGTCAATCCTGCTCGATCTTGATCAGGCACCACTGTGATTTCCCGTCCTAGACCGCGGATCATTCTAGCCTGGGCATCGCTAATTTCATTGTGCATGACCGCCACACCGCCTATGCAGAGTGCATCAAATATACCCTCCATCACCAACACATGTTGCCAGTTGGACAGTTGTAGGTCTACACCAAACACATATCCAGGTTGCTGATCACTTATAAACTTGGGCCGGGCTCCGTCAATAAACCTAGCCGTGTATCCTACAATCTTGTTGTCATGAGTAAACGGCACGATCACACAAGGTCTGGTCCAGTGAACTCCGTCGGTGCGAATAGGAGTCATCATGGGAAAGTCTTCAGGTACACACCGATCACGAATGTAGTCCCAGTACTTGGGATGTTCCTGTGTGATCAATTCACTGCCTGGTGGCAGCTCACGTTCTTCAAAATCAATGCCTTGTAGTGCATTGACCACACGTTGTCGATCTTCCACAATGCCGTAGATACTACGATGGCGTAAACTTTCTAAGTTAGCTAGTTCAATATCTCGTTCAGGCACACCCAGCCAACTCAAGAGCCTACGGGCCTTGAAGCTTACAGAGCGGCCAAGGATAAAGCTGGCGGTGTATCCGCAATTGAAACAGTGATAGCTCCAGCCTTGTTCGTTTGTTTTGATTCCGCCTCGTTGACGTCGGTCTGGGCTGTTGCCGTTGTGTTGACAACATGGAGCGTTGAAACTGACCCACCCGCTGGGACTGGCTTTGCGTTTTGCAGGTAGGTATTGAACAATATCAAGCATCTGCTTATTATAGCAGAGTTTGTATCAACGGTACATCAAATTGGTCACTGTGCCATTGTTAATGATAACATTGGCCATGAGTGTGTTACCAAAAGTAATAGGTAGATATCCAGAGCCGCCATCAATTACAGTTATTGGCCCACAAGTGCCATCGCTGGCCAAACTAGCCACGGCCCGTGCACCAGCACCGTTGCCTACAATAACAACATTGGGCGGAGCAACATAGTTGCTGCCTGGGTTGTTGAGAGTAATTCCTGTGACCACTCCGTTGACCACTGTGGCACTGGCCTGCGCACCCCATCCCTGACTTTGGTTAAACGACAAACGGAGCAAGGGGTGGAATCCTGCTACATTAAGATAGACTGTACTGGTTTCGTCAAAATACTGTGTAGAATCTGTGACGTTGTACCAGGGCGACTCGTAGTCTTCGGCTGCCTGCGCTTTGATTGTTCCTGTAAAATGTGTGAGTTCCATTTTGAACGTGGTCAAACTAGCACCCAAGGTAGGTATATGACTACTGTAAAACTCAGTCTGTTGCAAATAATTCAATGGTTGCGGAGTCAGTGCCCAGTCTGGCCAACCCGAAGGTGGATTTGCTGGCCAAGAAGTAGGACCATAGATAGTGGGTATGGTCAAATTTACACTGTCTTGGAACTGCGGAAATACTGAGTCCACTATATTAGCATCGCCGCGAGCACCTGAATTGTCATCTACAAACACAGCCTGTACATAGTTTCCAGCCGATCGTTGGATGCTGTAACTGGCTGGTTGTGACAGCAGGTTAATAGTATCAGTAGTGTTTAACACTACTTTGACACGTCCAGTGCTGGCACTGAGTACTTCCATGTCCTTGGACAGCAACAGTTCATTGCCGTTCTGACCAATTAGACGGAATACAAAATTGCTGCCAGTAATGTTTACTGGTTTTTGATCTTGATTGATAAATTCAAACAAAAGCACGTTGTCCACGCCCTTGTTTATGGTTAAATATTTTGCGTACACTGGGTCATACCTCATAGTAAAGTAACCACCACTGGTGTCAACTAACAAAACTCTGGTTATCTGCTGGTATAAGTAAACGGTGATTGAATACATGGTGATCCTCAAATAATATTTATGGGCAGCGATATCTTTGCAAAATTGTCTGAAAAATACCCTTTCATAACGTTGTGCGTCTATGCTAACAACGAGTATTTAGGAGTAGTACAAAACAGAGACGACTCTGTTACAACAATCTACGACTTTGGGGCT